CCTCTTGAACAAGAGTCAGGACCTGTTAGAAAATCGAATGGAACAATAGTTCGTTCCGGTTCGATTTATACTTTGAAGACGGGGAAACAGATAACTGTTTCCGAGAGCCATCCACGAGACCGTAAATCCGGTAAGTGGTTGTCTGGCGGCCCGTTTTACACGAGCCGCGTCGAGTATGGCCTTACGACCATAGACGTCACGGATGCATACCTTGCATCTGCTCAGAATTTTTATTCTGGGCCGGTGTGGTGTGATTTTCCGTCAGATGCAGAGAAGAAAGCGCTGGGGTACCAACTCGATCAATCTTTCGGCTCGAAAAATGAGTCGAAAATGAACGAAGATGGTGCCACGGCAATTTCTCGCTGCAGCCCTGCGAACCCTAGCTCCCAGCTCGGTGTTGCTTTGTTGGAGGGTAAGAGGGACGGCTTGCCGTCTCTCATTACTGCTTCGACTTGGCGCGACCGAACCCTGCGTGCTAAGCGCGCAGGAGACGAGTATCTCAACCTACAGTATGGTTGGGCACCTCTCGTGAATGACGTTACGTCAGGCGCGAAGGCGGCAGCCAGATCTGGACAGATAATGGAAAATTATCAATCCAAGGAAGGCTACACTACTCGTCGGGGCTATGGTTTTCCACCGGAAGTCGAGACCTCCTCCATTTCAGGATTGTTGGGAACTGGAGCCAGATTTGAAGGCGACAGTTCCTCCTGGTGGTTTGGAGGTTTCGAAAAGGGGCGACGCGTCGAGCGGGTTCGCACGACTAAGCGTTGGTTCTCAGGGGCGTTTGCATTTCCGCCGACCCCAGATGTTTTTGGCAGCTGGGGCTGGACGGTTGATGCAGGCCGAAAGGCCAGACACCTCTTTGGACTTGAGCTTACTCCCGAACTACTTTGGGAGGCTACCCCTTGGAGCTGGGCTGTCGACTGGTTTTCAAATGTTGGGGACGTTATTTCTAATGTCTCCACATTTACCGGTATCGACGGTCAGGTTATGCGTTACGGTTATATGATGGAAGAAACCATCGATTTAATAACCGCAACCTTGCAGAATTCAGCGCTGCGATCGTACCCTAATACGGGTCCAACAGCAGAACGTCTGAAGTATGCAGGCCCTGTGTCAGCTTGGCAACGAATTACGACCAAGCGTCGCACAGAGGCTAACCCCTTTGGATTTGGAGTAGCCTGGGAGGGTCTGTCACCCTTCCAGATCTCCATTGCCGCAGCTCTCGGCATTAGCCGATTTCTGTAGCAGATCCACTGCAAACACCGAAGTAATCCTTCGGGATTACAGTTAGGAGTGTGCCTAATGGCGCTAACTGATCCGCAGAAAGTCACCATTTCCGCAAAAGAAACGAAACTCCCGCGAACTTCTACGGGAAATTTCGCTTCTCAATACGAAAATGAAGACGGTACCATCCGTCTCAAACTCTCGACGATTTCGTCGGGTCGTAAGCGGCAAATGGTCCGGATCGACGTCGAAAAGATCACGGAAGATCCGTTCTCGAAAGACAACATTCCCGTGAGCATGTCGGTATATACAATATTCGACAGGCCCACAGTTGGCTACACCAATGCCGAGGCGCTCGCCGTATTTGCAGGTTTTACAACCCTGCTGACGGAAAGCAGCTCTGCGCTGGTAACCAAGCTGTTGGGGTCGGAGTCATAAAATTGACTTCGACTTCGACATCAATCGAGAAAGCAGTTCTGAAGCAGCTGAAAGACGCTCAAAAAGCGTCCGAACAGCTCGCGAAAGAGCTGCAGCAAGACACCTCGAAAGGCTAGGCGTTTTTACAAACGCCGATGCCCTAGAGGTTCTTGTCCACTTTCTAAGTTTAGAAAGGGGTGATTCCGTGAAGCGTGGTGATTATGATCATAATCATACGCTCCTCTCTGCCATGTCCACAAACCAGTGGATTGCGGCAGCCATCGTTTGTGTTCTTATACTTGCGATGGGAGGTCTGATCGTAGGCCTGGCAATTCTTGATCAACTTTGATCAAGATTGCCTACCTTTAGCGCGGTAGGCTAAGGACAACTACCCCCATTAGGAGGCGTTGTGAAAAGCCTGACCGCACTCTGGAATATACTAGCCAATGAATTGGCTGGTAGATGTGGCACTAGCACCACCATGGACCAGAAAACGGTCCAAGGTCGAGTTGAACACGAGGGGCTATCGTTTCTCACGATAACCCTACCTACCTTTGGAAAGGACTTCCAAAAAAGTCTTGACCAAGGGTTTGTGGCTCCCAACCAGTTCCTGCCTTTTCGTAAGGCTGGTCTGGCGAGGCTCCCTTCATTCCTGAGGGGTTTCTCGGAGCTTGTGTTCGACTCTGGCACTGGTGTCCTTTTGTCTGAACCATCCATAGATGCAATTTTCTCTGTACGTCAACTGACGTTGATGTACTCGAAAATGCTTCTTCCTTGCTCAATAGAGCGAGATGAAGCTGCTATGGATGCCTTCATTCAATGTGAGAAGGAAGTTAAGGAGCGGGATGCTCTAATGTTTGACTCAGATTATTCTGAGTTTCACAGGATGAGCACCCTTTTGTTTAGGAAACTTTTCGTCTTCCTCGACAGAGAAATCTATCGAGGAAACGTTGTTCCTAAGCATGGTCCAGGTGCCACTGCGGATAAGCTTATGGGAAACCAAAAGTTTACCCAGATGGTCTGGACCGACCGTCTCGAGGAGATCTTCCATTCAGGAGATTTCCTTTTTCCCAGTGCTCTGCACTTTGCTGAGCACTATGACGGGCTCCGCTTCCTTGATCCTGGTTCTGAGATCCCTGTTAAAGTGATCACAGTTCCTAAGACGCAGAAGACACCTCGGATCATCGCTATAGAGCCTACTGCTATGCAATATGCACAGCAGGGTGTTCTAGAGTTGATTAACCGTGGCATCCGAAAGATGAATGTCTTGTCGGATATGATCTCATCTGATTCTCAGGAGCCTAACCAGCTCCTGGCTCAGAAGGGTTCCGTAACTGGTACCCTTGCAACGCTCGATTTGAGCGAGGCATCTGATCGTGTCTCTAATCAGCTCATACGCACGATGCTCAAAGACTACAAGTATTTGCAGCTTGCAGTCGATGCGTGTCGTTCACGTAGGGCTAACGTACCTGGCAAGGGCAATATTCGCCTTGCCAAGTTCGCGTCTATGGGATCCGCTCTCTGCTTTCCGTTTGAGGCTATGGCCTTTCTGGTCATGGTCTTTCTCGGAATTGAGAAAGCGCAAGGACACCGGTTTACCAACGAACACGTTTTCCGTGATTTCGTTGGTTCGGTGCGTATCTACGGGGACGACATTATTGTTCCCGTGGACCACGTGCATTCCGTTGTCGACTCGCTCGAATATTTGGTACTCGAGTGGGAACCGACAAGTCTTTCTGGATCGGGAGATTCAGAGAGTCTTGTGGTAAGGAGTACTTTTCTG